ACATCTTGCACCAGTCTTTGGTTCGTGAAATACAGGATAAGAAGTTTTATCACTACATTTTAAAAAATAAAAACCTGATACGTGTTGGTTCCAATGTATATGTGCTGAATGATGTCCACCGCCTTTTTTAGCGAACTCTTGTACCCACATCTCACTAAATAGTGTTGTGTATTGAGACATATCATAACCTTGGTGATCTAAATATTCCCAAGACTTTTGACCAACGTAATTTCTAAAATCTAAAAAATCGTTGTCAGCTGTAAGCGGCGTTGAGTGATATGATCTTCCAAAGTCACCATTCTTTTTTATAAATTCTTTTTCTCTTTTACGAGCTTCAGTAATATATTTATTACTTGCTTTATTTAGTGATTTAACAAACTCTGGTTTTTCTTCACTCCATATTACAGTTGGAAAATAATTATTTATATACATTATCTAAAAGGCCTCCCTAAATGCCAAACCACAAGACTATATCTTGTGCCTGATGTTACTGGTTTAACTCTATGCCATACAAAACTAGGAAATACAATAATAGATCCTTTTGGTAATATTTCTTT